CATATTCATTTAATGTGGCATACCAAGAAGATTATGCGTCTCAAATTAAGATAACACAATTAGATCAATCTGACAAGGAAACTTATTCTGTTTATCTTGAAGACGCATTTCCCCGTGCTATCACAATGATGGATTTAAATATGAGTGCAATAAATCAAGCACATAAACTTAGTGTAACTTTTGCATATAGAAGATGGATACCTGAACATACATCTTATGAAAATAACACAGCTGCATTAAAATTTGCGCCAAATTTGAAAGACCCAATGGCGCCCAAAGGTTAAGGGCTTTAAATTAAAAAAGGATAAATTATGGCATTGCCTATATTAGAAACACCCACATATGAATTAATATTACCATCTACAAATAAAAAAATTAAGTACAGACCATTTCTTGTAAGAGAATATAAAATTTTGTTAACAAGCATAGAGGCAGACGTAAACGAGATCTCGCGTATTGTAACAGATCTTGTAGATAATTGTACATTCAACAAACTTGATATTAATAAACTTGCTCATTTCGATGTTGAGTATTTATTCTTAAATATAAGAGCAAAATCTATAAGCGAAACTAGTGATATTATTATAAACTGTTCTTGCGGAGAAAAAATAGAACATACTATAGATTTGACTAAAATTTCCGTAGAAAAGAATAAAGAAATTTCTAACAAAGTAATGCTGTCCGATAGTGCCGGAGTTATTTTAAGATATCCTAAATTTGATGAAATGTTAGATATTCATAATAATGTAAATAGCGAAAAAATTGTGGGTCTAATTACAGATTGTATAGACGCAGTATTTACAAAAGATGATTATTTTGACTCTACATCTTATAGTAAACAAGAATTAAATGATTTTGTAAACACATTTACAAAGAAACAATTTGATAAACTAGAAGAGTTTTTTAGAAAAATTCCTAAAGTAGTTCAAAGAATAGAAAAAAATTGTCCGACATGTGGAACTAATAATGTTGTAGACCTCGAAGGAATCCAAAATTTTTTCGTCTAACTCTTTCTCATGAAAGTCTGGTAAACTATTACCAATTGAATTTTTCGTTGATACACCATCATAAATATTCATTAACGGAAATAGAAAATATGATACCATGGGAAAGAGAAATTTACGTATCGTTATTAGTGAACTATATTAACTCAGAAAATGAAAAAATAAAAAATAAAAAAGCAAGGAGCTAAAAATGTTTGGTAAAGAAAAAACTGAAGAAGTTAAAGTAGAGAAAAAACCCGATGAAGATTGGATGACGAAAAAGTGGCGTCCAATGATGGCAATGATGTATATGACTTGCTGTTTATTCGATTTTGCGTTGTTTCCAATTATGTTTACAGTAGTGCAGTTCTGGGAAGTTCAAGCTGCAAACGACGCATTTAGACAATGGGTACCTATCACCCTACAAGGCGGCGGATTATTTCACGTAGCTATGGGTGCAGTATTAGGTGTATCTGCTTATGGTAGAACACAAGAGAAAGTTGCAGGCGCAGCAAATGTTTCAACATCAACAAGTGTGCCTACTCCAGAGTTAAGTAGTGCTCCTCCAGTACAATCCCCTAACTCATTTGGTGGCGGGTTTAATTCAAATCCTGTTCCTACTCCAAGCGCAAGTTTCGGGCAACCGGTAGCATCATCGGGGTTTGGTGGCGGGTTTGATTCCAGTCCCGCACAAATAGATGGTGGATTTGGAACAACACAGACTAAACCAATAGTTAGAAGACCGGTATAATGTCTCCTCAAAATCCTTTATCAGACATTGCTGAACTTTTTGGCAAAGAAGGTCCTGTTCGCAAAGACTTAAATAATTTATCTAATAAACTCGAGGATCTAACGGTAGAACTCGAGGAATTAGTTAAAACTTTATCGAAACGAGCAGGTGTTGACAAAGAAGATGAAGATAAAGACAAGGAATCTAAAGGTAAAGGCACACAACCTAAACGTAGACTCTCGACAAAAAATCCACGTGACCCATATTCAGATGAAAACACTCCTAGAACATTAAAAAATGATTTTATAGGATTATACCGCGGATTAACAGACTCATTGATTAACAATCCAATGCGGTACGTTACTGGCAAATCTAGTTTGCCAGAAAATATAGATAAACTAGTCCCTAACGAACCTCAAACATCTGAAGATACAATTAATAAAATTACGGAAAACCAACAATCTGAAGATAAAGAAGTAATACAATCTGATTCTAAAGACATACCGAATAAAATGGTTGACCAATTAACATCAAATGATTCAAACATAACAAAACTTGAACCCAAAGAAAATCAACAATCTGAAGATACAATTAATAAAATTGCTGAAGAAAAATTAAATACCACAAATAAAGAAGACACACCTATAGAAGATAACAATAACAAAGTGTTGAACGATATGGTAGGAGTGTTAATTGATATTCGAGATGATAAGTCTCAAAAATTAGTATTAACTGAAGCAACAGCCATTAGACAATTATTAACAAATCAAAATAAAATTACACCTGCATCTTCCGGTATAGAACCAAATACTAACGAAGCAAAACAAGAAGATAGAGAATTATTGGCGGAGGCAATCGCAAGAAGATTGGGAGAAGTATTAGGAGAATCTGGAATAGGAGGAAATACCGGATTAATTCCAGATTTTGATAGAAATAATAAAAACAAACCTAATACCAAACCAGGAGGAAAAGTTCCTACTCCGAAAGGTAAACTCCCAGGAGTTAGAATGCCAATAATGCCGCCAGGCTTGGGGGCGGGATTAGCTATGGCAGCCAGGATTGTTAACCCTGTCGCCGCTTTGGTCACATTGGGCCTAGGAGTAATAGATGCAAGTGATTATTTAGAAGAGACAGACTATGGCGATAAAATGAATCAGGGTGCCGGCAAAGATGCCGAAAAGGCATTTAGAGAAAATGTCGCGCCCACAATAGATCCAGAAAAAGCAGGTGTTACGAAAGATCAAGCACTGGCTGCTTTGGAAAATGGTTCCGAAAGAGATATTGAAAAATTGGGAGGAGTTGAAGCACTTAGAAAAATTGCAGGTGTAATTTCTCCCGATACTGTATCCGCTGAACCGTTTGAACAATCCTCGCTAAGAAAATATGATTACGCTCCAGAGACAAGTCCAAAAATTAATAGTAATCCAGAGATAACACCTATGCCGGAGACTAATATAGGAACAATTTTAAACAAAATATCAGATCAAAATACGGAATTAAAGATGTTTAATATGGATAAATCTGAAACACAAATGCTTGCACCAATTGTATCAAACAAAACAATTAATAACACAGAACAAACTTTTGTAGGGTCTCCGCCTACACCACATCCTAGTACAAATTCATTTTTAAGATGGCAAAGTAGTAGATCTGGGTACACCGATTAATACAAATAAAAAGCCCGGTTTCCCGGGCTTTTCTTTACTTCTTTGCTTCCTTCTCAGCCTTTAGCTCTTCGGGTCGTTTGACCGTAGGTTTTGCTGGTTTATCAGCACCTGCGTCTGCCGGTTTATCTTCTTTAGGTTTCTTTTCTATCTTGCGAACACCCGGTGTTGCTGTCGGCTCCGGTGCCTTCGCTTTCTGCGTCTTCACCGGTTCCTTCTTTTTTTCGGGCGTACTCGTCGCATCTGCAGCAAACCCGGAATGGGCCATTGCAAATGTAGCTAGAAACGCAATTGCTGTCTCTTTTAGAGTCATTATAGTCTCCGATTAATCGTCACTTGCTAACTTAGCAAAGTATGATAGTGATTCCTCATCATCATCAAAGTTCACATCCTGTTTAGGAGTTGGAACTGATGCGCGAGGGGCCGATGCTTGTGTTGGCTTTGAACCAACGTCTTCATCTAGATCAACACTTTCGGCAGGCCTTACTGGAGGAGCACCTGCAGCCAAAACCATAGTAAGTTTTTTCTTCAAATCTTCATATGACTTAAAGTTCTTAGCATCTAAGAATGCAGTCAAAGAATGTTGTTGACTCCAAATTTTCTCAATGACCGAATCTTCATTTGAGATTGGGCTAGGAGATTCAAATTCAGATTTATCATAATTACGATAACCCTCAACATTACGAATCTTCAATTTGAAGTTTGCGCCTGTGTCAAAGTCAAACACATTAACTGGTTTCTCATCTTCAAACTGAGGATCAGCCATGTCTTTAATCTTATCCCAAATTTTCTTGCCGAATTTAAACAAGAAAACTTTGCCTTCGTTGTCTGGGCGAGCCGGGTCTTTAACAACAAGAATGTTAGAGTAGTATGTAAGCTTGCGCTTTTGTTTGCGAGCAACTTCTTTATTTGCTTCTGAACCTGAGTTCCATAATTCAGTATTGAGTTCTGAAACTGGGTCTTGTTTACCGATAGTGGTCAACGAATTTTCGATGTACCATTTACCTGTAGGTCCCTGAAATCCGTGATTCCAAACACGAACAAACGGCA